GAGTTATGAGCCACTTGGGTAAGGAAATAAGGAAAGTTGGTTGATGAAGTCGCTCCTGCGGTTCTATAACTGATGAGCTTACCAGCTTTTCCAAAACGCATAGTATATTTGACCTTCTTTAACATATCACTGCTACTATCTACATTAACGCCAGAACCAGTAAAGGTTGCTGCGCCAGACATTTTGATACGCATATCTTTTTTAACAATAAAGGCATCACGATTGTAGTCCGTAAGAGAATGTTGTAAGTTACCTGTATATGGCTCACTATTCTCTAATAAATTATTTGATTCAAATATACCAGTAGGTGTATTCGTAGCAATATTTGTGCCTGAACCTGAACTGCGTTGTTTCAATACAGACATACGGACAATGTTATTAGAATTATAAACAGAGTTAAAGGTAGAGTGCTCGGCGGATGTTGGGTCTGGTTTCCAATTGATATAGCCAATGATTTCTACTTTATGAAGACGAATGCTATTACCTTCACGTTCATAAGTAGTATCGCCCTGATTAATAATAGGCTCTAAACTATAAATACCATTTGTTGCATTTATATTATTAGATAATGTGCTTGCGTGCACTAACCGAGCATGCTTCATCTCACTTTGTGACTTAACGACAGACAACACACGCTGTTTAAACGACATCTTAGGATACACACGACGTCGCGTATTCTTTTTGGAACGCTTTGGAAAATACTTACGAGGCATTTTATATTTTATAATGAGAAAATAAAATGCGGAAATTAAAATTCACGAGTTTCATCAATTCTTCTAATAAGCTGATACATTTCTTCGTCAGTACGCCCATCCCACGTTTCCATCGGTGACCTGGGGGTAGTTATGAATAATCTTTTCGCCCTAAATTGTCTGGAACCGCCTTTACACTCCACTCTCATAGGATAGCGGTCTAAAAGCTGTAATAATACTTTAAATTTACAAAAATCGCGGCGGTAATCATCTATTATGACGTCTTCGTGACCGTCATAACCTTCCCACCATTTGTTGTCTTCCATACAGATATAAGGGTCTTCACACATTTCAAAGGCAGTTTTTGTTTTGCCTAAACCTGATTTACCATAGAACCAGAAGACTTGTGTTTTCCAACTACGGGGCGGTTCAAAGTATTTCAACTTAACCTCCGCCATACGTATAGATTGAAATGATGTTGCCGAAAGAACTATATCACGCATAGTGCAATTACCCTGTTGTATCCTATCGTTGATATCGTGGATATCATTACGAGCTCCTTGTTTAGGTCTATCACCAAATTCATAAAAATCACCATCTTTGCTGCAATATTTTATGTTATCATCTGTTGAGCCATTAGTAGTTTCTATATGACGCGGAGACAATAGCTTCCGTACCGCATTAAATGATTTAGCATTCTTAAAATATATGTAACCCTGTAAATGGCTTTTACCTGTATCGGGACAAATCTCTTTACCATAGCAGAGATATTCATACGGTAATCCCTGTAAAAAGGACTCGTCTAAAACGAAGTCTGTAAAGCAGTAATCTCGTTTTCTCGCCATTCACCTAAATATATAATATACCACGATATAATATTACACAGAAGTAATTACACAGAAGTCGGGGGTAATACTATACCCCGACTTTCTCCTAAAACATAGAGGGGTGTGTTACGAACATTTACTCACTAACACGAGAAATGATGCTAAAGCAGTCATTTCTCCCTCGTTCGGTAAATGTCCTCCACCCACGTCGCGCTTCCAACGCCTTCGGCTTATGGGTCGCTCCATGCCGACCGCAAGCGGTCGCCAGTTTGATAACGTACTTCGTACGTCATCAAACGAATTTACACAATAAATTGTAACACACTATTAGAAGATTTTTAATTATCTGTATAATACCACTTTACTTGCAATTCAGTAGATAAAAATTGAGGAATACTTCCATCCCACGAGTTATGAGCCACTTGGGTAAGGAAATAAGGAAAGTTGGTTGATGAAGTCGCTCCTGCGGTTCTATAACTGATGAGCTTACCAGCTTTTCCAAAACGCATAGTATATTTGACCTTCTTTAACATAT